GTCTGGACCACGTCGTATGTCCTGAAGTCATGCGGTACGAAAGGCCTTGAAGCCCACAGCCTGTACGGCTGGTTGTCGCTTGATGCGAACCACAACCTGTTGCTGCAATATGCAACGCACCCCGGGTAGTTCCCATCGCCTTGAAGGATTCCACTGTACTTTGCATCGGTTGTGGGGATGAGCGTCGACCATGTGAAGCTGCCCCCCAAATATCTCAGCTGTTTCGGTGGATGCTTGCGATGCACTATATACAGCGTCTCATAATCCTGCGTGAACTGAAGTTCATGGAGCTCTTCATCCCGATAAGGAACCTTAAGCACACCGTCTTCGCTACCGGTGATCGTCACGTCCAACGGCGTCCCATCGCCATTGCGTATGAGCAGTTCCCCATGTCTCAACTCGATGATGAATGAGAGGCTGACGCTGATGGTGAACGGGATGACCCTGCATTCCCCCTCGAGCGTGTCGAGAAGAACGGTCCCCGGCCGTCTGGTGATTCCCCCCTGGATCATTGCAATGAAGTTCTCAAGCCTGCTCACCCCGGAGTGGTATATCCCCAGGTCGGGCCTTCCCCCCAGCTTGGGGGAAACCTCACCGCTGGTGAAGTTGTTGATCAGCACGTCGGCCATGTCATTCCTCCAGACTGTTGTTGTAGCACTCTGAAACCAACAGACCGTTCAAAGCCCATGTGTATTTCTGCAGGATCACCTTGTCCATCCTGCCTTCGGGGGCGAGCATCGGTGCAATTAGGTATGCCAGGGCATATGCGATCAACTCGTAGAAATCTTCGGGTACATGGGATTCTGGAAGATCGGCCATGATACCGTAAACGTCCGGCTCCCCGATGTCTGTGTAAATCCTTCCTTCCGCGACTTCATATTTGTATTTGGTATAAGCACGGACGACTTTCAACAGTCCGTTCGGCAGGGCATAACCGTGCAAGAAGCCCCTTCCCGGGACGTCGTCATCGTAATCAATCTGGAGCTTCACGGTGAGGAACGACCAATCGAACTCCCGCATCGCGCGCACCTGTGCAAGATCCTTGTACAGTTGGCAAAGACGCACCTCCCTGGACGGGGTGTCGCTTTCAAGGTCTGCTTGGGTGATTTCCCTGTCGAACAAGGACAGCGTGATTTTGTAGAGGTCGAGATCGGTCATAATCAGCTCCAACAGCACGGGGGCCGAAGCCCCCGCTGAATCACTTCTTCGAGTCCGCCTTCTTGGGGGCGGGCTCTTCCTCGGCCACCTTTTCAAGCAACTTGAATTCGATGGCCGTTCCCTTCGGTACCTGGATGGTCTCCCCCTTCTTCAGGAAAAGACCGTCCCAGTAACAATCCCGCAATGCGATGTACGTCTCCATCACAAAGGCCTCACTACACCCACAACGGCACCGTCTGCGAAGTCGTTGTCCGCAACGGTTCCGACGAGATCGACACGCACGTACCGCCCGCATTTGTCGGGCAGGGCGGCCTTGTACAGCACGGTGCCCTCAGTGAGGGACTCGATGCCGAATTCCTCGCTGGACTGAACCACGGCAAGACTCTCAGGGTCATCACCCGAATAGATCTTGATCTGCAGTTTCGGAGCATGAGTAACAGCTTGCTCACCCTCACCAACCACTTTGGCCTTCGCAGCCTTGGAGACATAAACCTCCAAAACCTCGTTTGTTTCAACCATCTGGTTCTTGGCGTCGAAGTCCAACAATGCACCTGTCTTGGTCGTCCCCCCCTCAACCGCTGCAAGCAGGCAGGGAGTGGGGTTGAAGACGGCCCTGGATTTCTCAAAAAGCATCTGCCACCTCCTTAAAGCACCTTGGCTTCGGTTGCGAGCATCGAATCGCACCGACGAACGACGAACGAATCGAACATTACATCCCCGATTGCGTTCTTGGGCACCGCATCTGCATACCTTGCAGGAGAAACCCGCCCGGCATATCCCTTGCGCATGAAGCTGATCACGCGGTTGTTCGCGTACAGCATCGCCCTGCTTTGGAAATCCACGGGCATGGCTGCGAACGCATCGTAGATTGCTGCTTCCAGATTCCCGAGTGCGGTTGCCTTGTTCTCGGCGTTCACGTCGATGTTCGCGATGCGGATCACACTCTTGCGGTTTGCAATGCCAAGACCTGCGGTGCAGGCGTACTTGGTCTTTGCAACCTCGAGGATGGTCCCATCAGGCTGGGTCTCGGCCACATACGGATATGCGACGAACTCCATGCCGTTGTCCTTCTTGTGGCTGGGGTAGATCAGGTGTGCGCCTTCGTCCTCATCCCAGTACACGAGCAACATGGACGACATCCCGTTCGCATTGTTGCCACCAGCACTGAGGGTGATGAACGGGTATTCATTGTCACCTGCCACCCCATCGATGTCGGTCACCTTTGTGAACCGTGGCATGAAGCCCAGGAACTTCCTCGGGTCCTGGTTGCGGTTTCCGTACAGCAAGCCTTCCTCAAGGTCCAACCCGAGTCCGCGCAGGTGTCTGCGATCCTCACGCCAGCGAAGCTCCTTGTCATGCGGGGAAAGATCCATAGTCTTCTTCAGGCTCTTGGACCATGCCTCGATCATGCCGAGCTCCTCAGCATACTTCTCCTGGGAGCCTTTGTTCGGCTTGGCACCTTCGTCCACAGCCACCCAAGTCCCACGCGGGGGATCTCCCTCACGGCCACCGATGTCGCGGAGCATATCGCTGGAAGCCTTCCACGGTGCATCGTTCCACATGGTCACTCGCTTGGTGACCTCGTCCACCACGGGGACAAGATCCTCGTTGTGGGTTGCTGCAGCAACATCTGCAAAAGTCAAATAGTCAGGCATTTAACCTCCTCAATCCGGGTACCTTACAGGGACCTTGGGATTTCTCCCATTCCCGCTGGTGGTGCTGTTGCTCGGGAAGGAACCGTCCTCCTTGATGGACTCGCCGACCCTCGACAACAACTCAGCCACAGCCGGGTTGATGCTGGCACCAGTACGGTCGAGAGCTCCGGCCAGATCCTTGTCGGACTGAACCAGGGCGATGTACGCACGCGTCATCGCTTTCCTCTTCGCCTCGTATTGGTCTCCCCAGCTCTTCTTCAGCTGTGCCTCACACCAATCCTTCCCTTTCGTGATCAACTCGCGCATGGAACCCTTCTGGCCCTCAGAAAGCGTGTCGAAGACCTTCTCCGCCACAGCCTGGGGCACCCCGGATTCCTCAAGCATCCCCTTGAGGGATTCAGTGATCGTACCGAAAGGATCGGAATCGGCATCCAGACCCTTCTCAAATTTCTCATACTTGACGGGCTGCGTTCCCTTCGTGTCGCTCTCAGATCCCTCGCTCCCATCAGTCTTGCCCCTCGTACTGCGTACGAAATCCGCCAGCGTTGCGTACTGCTGGAGGTAGGCCTCATTCTTCAGGTCGTTCGGAAGCTGTGCCATCCACGCAGGACTGGCCGTTCCCTTCACACCCCCAAGGGTGCTCTCGCCAGTGCTCTGGGTTCCCTCAGGTTGCCCAAGCCCCTGTTGTTCCTTCCCATCGGTTCCGGGCGCCCCCTTGACCTCAGGTTCAACACCAGTGCCGGTCCCATTGTTCATATCCATCGCTATCTCCTTCATCCGATCAATCGATCGGTTGTTTCCATTCATGGTTCAGCATCCACTCGAGCAGGGGGAGAAGGGATTCTGCGTCCAACATCCCCAGGTCCTCCAGCTTCTTGATGCCGAAGTTGTGCAACGCAACCGCCCCAGGATCACACGGGATCTGCTCGAACACCCTGCAATCAACCAAGGTGCGTGCAAGCTCGTACAGCCCTTCCTGGGTGCGGTACACGTTCTTGAGCGCATTGCGTATGCTGATGATCTCCCTATCTATCTGCTGGTCCTTGCTGATCATAATCCCCCCACCTGTCCCATCGCCATTTGCTGCGGCATCGTCCCATTCTTCGGCAGCTTGCTCAATGCCTCAACCTGATTCTTCATGTTCTCGGCTCTTGCCTGTTCCTCAAGGACTGCCTGCTGACGTGCCTTGATCTTCTTCACGTCAGCCTGTTCCCTAATGACCGTCTCGGGCATGTTGTGGGAGCTGAGAGCCTGCCTTGCAAACTCATCCTCATCCACGTTAACCAGCGCATTCGGGAAGTATTGCTGTATCACACCGAGCATCTGCGCCCCCTGTACAATCCCTGTTGACTGGTGATACGCTTTCATGTTCTGTGCGAGAGGCCCATCGAGAACAACCTTCACCTGCCCGTTCTTGGACACCTTGACCAATTCGGCGGGAGGAGGGGGAAGAAGCCCGTTGCGCTCCATGATGTGGTATGTGCGCATGATCAATGGGGCAATCTTCTCCTCCTGCATGTTGCCTATGATCGCAGAGAGCAGGATAAGCCCCTCACCCTTCATCTCCCGTATCTCGGTGGCCGTACGGTCCTTGTCGTCATTACGCATGAGCATCGTGAAAAGGTCCGCATGCAAGGCGGAGTTGATGAACCCGGCGATCTTTTCGATCTGTGCCATCACCATGTCGATGTTCAGCGATGTCTGGAACAGCTGTGGTATCTGGTTCTGCCCGAGTTCCACATAGTTCTTGCCGCCCGGGTCCAGGTTCAGCCTGCCCTTCAGCGAAAGAGGTGCAAAGACCGGCGGGTTTATCTGCTTGTCCGTTGCGGTGATGTTCAGACTCTCTAGCCTGTCGAGCTTCTTGATCTCCTCCAGATACTCAATCACCGGGGAAGACCCGTACGGACTGCTCCCGTTGAGGTTCCACCTATGCACGGCAATCGGGAATTCATCGTATCCGCTTTCGTCGAAGACCTCGTCGCCGACGTACGAGTAATGCACAGAGGCGAATGGCTTGCTGGTTGAGATGATAGCCTTGCCCTTGTTGCTTATTGCATCCTCCCTCGGATAGATGGCATGCAGGAACTTCACCCTCTGATGGCCAGCCCCATTGCGGTACATTCGCTTCACCTCGGAGGGAAGCTTGTCCCCCCAACGCTTGTACGCTTTCCTGACGGAGATCTCATATACGCGGTAAAAAGTGTCCACCTTCCGCGTCTCATCCTCGGCGATATAGAACTCCTGCGGATCGATCGTGTCGTAGTAGACCTTGCTGCGCTTCACATCATCGATGATGAACTCGGCGCTCGTACCTTGTACGAACACATCCCGGATCGCCAATCCCGTGGTCGAGTAGAAATTCGTCTGTGCGAACATATCCAGGATTGCCGTGACCACCTGCTCCAGATAGTCCTTCGCCCCATAGATCTGGTCGGCACGCTCAAATCTCTTGCCTTGTGTCGTGAAATTGAACCACCGCACATTCTGGCTGAGAAGATACCCCATGATCCCTTCCACGGTTATGTTGGTCGCCCTCACCGCATGGATGGTATGGTTTTTGATGTCCTTGATCTTGCTTTGCCCGAGGTTGAAGCCCTTGGAGCGATGCTTTACGAATGCACACGCTTCCCATCTCACCGCTTCCGTGGGACGACGGATGTCCTCCATCTCGGAGAGCGTTTCAAGAATAGACTCCTTCAACTCATTCAGATGCCTTTTATCCCTGTCCACAACTCAATTAGAACATATTTTTCAAGATAGGTGGTGTCACGGCGGGACAGATAACCAACACTTACTAGAACGGCTCGTACGGCTCCTCATAGTCGGTCGGGATCCCAAGCCTTTGCTTGAGCAAATCCTCAGCGGTGATGGGGTCGGGGAAGTACAGGAAAGGCACGACCTGCTCGTCCACGATCTTGCTCAACCCGTCAAGCATGTCGTCGTGGCTGCAGAACGGATAGGCCAGGTACTCCTCCAGGATGAACTGCTCAACCAGGTTGACGGTCTCCCCTTCCCAGTTCTTCCACCAGATTGCATCAGGCATGTACACCCTATGATTGCGGAACAATGGTTCCAGTGCCTCAATCCGCAAGCCCTTCGCTACGGTTGCCTTCACAGGGTACAGGGGGAAGCGGTAATTCCTGAGTTCCATCTGCTCCTCGATGTGCTGGGTATCCGCCTGCATCCCAACCGACTCGTAATGCACCCCCAGATTGGGTCGGTACTTCTGATGCAGTGCGAAGAGAGCGTTTGTTCTTCCTGTGAGGGACAGCTTGTCGCGGATCATGTCGATTATATAGTAGTTGCGGTCTGCTCCCAGCCCCACGACCCACATCGTTGTATAGTCAGTTTTCCGCTTCACCTTGTCGGCGGGATCTACCACAATCACGCGGTTCAGGTTCTCCCAGATTGTGGGAGTCCAAGGCTTGATCCACTCCCGCTTGAAGCCCATGCTGCCCGCTTGCCTCGGGTCGCACATCATCTGGCTGGCAAACACCCAAGAACCGAGATCCTTCTTCTTGTCCGCCAAGATCTCCTTGGTGAGGAGAACGGGGTCTCCCCTTTCATCCACGCAGGGATAGATCCTGGCCTTGGCGGATTTTCTCTTCAGGATCTCAGAGTAGGTGTCTGCGTAATGGTAACGGGTGCCGATGATCCTCACCCTCGTAGGCTTCCCCCCACTGCTGGATCCCGTGTTCAGGCTCATCTCGTAGGCCTTGGTGGTGCGGTCGATCATCTCGGCCGACGTGACGCTGTCCAGCGTGACTACGTCGTCGTAAATCAGTATCGTGTAGTGTCCGCCAGTTTTCTGCCCGGTGACAAGCCCGGAGGCTGTGAGAGTATCTTCCTTTGCCCTGCTTTTCCTCTTCACACGGATGGAGTCCGTTGTCCAAGGGATTCTCTGCCTTACATTGTTCTCATCAAGGTACGTACCCTTCAGCGGGTCTTCCCACAGGATCTCCGGGAACAGCCACTTGAGCCTCCAGTTGGTCTCAAATTCCGTCTTCACCTGGTTCACGAAACTCTTGGCAAGCGTCTGGTTGAAGCTGTAGATGCAGATTCTCTCTTCCGGGTTGATCAGGATGTCCTGCATGGTCTTGAGCCACGTGATGATGGTCGATTTGTAGTGCTCTCGGGCCCATATGTCGATGTAGCCGTCGGGGTTTTCCTGCACCTCCTTGCACCGCTCATAAAGCCAGTCGCGATTCAGATCTTCACGTTCGCAGACGTACACGCCAAGGAAGAAGAGGTCGCTCCTCACCATGTACCGCATCCACTGCCTCAAAGCGTCCGGGTCAGGGTCATTCTTGAGCTTCGCCAAAATCCTGTTGCACCCGGCCACGTAACGGTCACGCGTCATTTCCACCGTCCATCTCCAACAACTGCTGCGACCGCTCAAGCAGGTCGTCAATCAATTTGTTTGCCGTCTGCTGCTCGACGTGTACCTCCCCGGTCACCTCGTGCTTTTCAGCAATCCCAAGTGCATCCCTTTTTATTTTCACGGCAAGTTCTATCAAGCCTTTAACCTCATTGGGCTTGACTTCCATGTTCTCGAGAAGAGACAGCTTTCTGAGGGCGAACTCCATGACCTTGTCGGCGACTCCTATGTGTTCCTCAGCGGTTTTTTTCGCCCTGTCCTCGTTCGTCTCCCTTTTGATGCTCTCAATATGAGCATCATAGGCCTCGGCCCTCTCAACCCAGGCGTACTTGCTAGACCACCTCAGAGTCAGTGATTTTTTTGATATACCTTCACTATACTTTTGATTCAGTTTCTCATGCGATCTGCCCGGTCCCATGTCACGGTATCGACAGAACCACTCATATGCCCTCGCTGACTCGTCTTCTCGCTTGTCCCATAACATGTCCATATTCTCCCATATTTTGCCTGCAATGTGGTGTTCTTGGAGGACAGTTAGTAAATCGGCTCATCGAACGCCGTCACCCCGTCGTCCAAAGGTTCTCCGGTCCTTAACAGATTGTACAGCTGATGCCTTGATATACCGTAAGCTTCAGCACACTCAGCCTTCGACCTATACCGCTTCACTGTTGTCGGCGTGTAAGCCACCACCGGGGTCCCCTCACGCTTCCGCTTTGATCTCTTGTGCCTCATAATTACTCACACCCGCTTTCTTGGGCCTTCTCCACCTAAGTCGCTGACTCCTCACTTCCGCGAGGTACGAACCCTTGTCGATATCAGCCAGATTCAGGTAAAAGTCGACCAGATCGCCTTGCAGGAAGGTTTCTACTTCCTTATTGTCCTCGTAGTACTTCCAGTCGCTCTTTGCCATCTCCAGCACGGCATTTGCCAGAGCTTGATATGGATTGTATGCTCCCACGTAACTATGCCTCCCATCCGTCAGTACTCTTTCATCAAGTCAGTCTTTTCCATCACGCCCTCCTGTTCCAGTTGTCAATAGCTTCTTGCCATGTGGCAATAGCACCAGTCTTACATCCACATTTCCAGTTATCATTCCCGACACGTTTTCCTGGATACTCTCCACAGAACGGGCAGGGTAGCATGCCGAAGTTGTTGAGGATGCCGAGGTCTTTGATGATGAACCTACTTCCCATCTCGCAATCGTCATCAAAGCCACTTCTCCAACACCCGCCACCATTGCCGTTGTATAGGCAGCCTTGGCACAGGTCTGTCGGCTCGATAGCCTTCACCATGTGCTCCTTCCCGTCGATCACTTCAACCCACTGCTCACCAATTTCATGTTTCATATCAATACTCCTTCCCATGTTTGTACGGTCGTGATTCGTTGTACCGCATCTTTGCCTTGATATGAGCCCGGTGCCCATTGGAGCGGAAGGATACAAGGCGGTGAATATCCATCGGGGTGAATCGTGCTCCTATTGGCTGGGCTTCAAGAAATTCGATGGTAATAGCCTTAACGTCAATGTTTGGTTCTGGTGTCATTTGGTTGCCTCCAGCAATTCTGGGTTGTCGTGGATATTGCCGATAATTTCCGGCAAACATCCTTTTTCTTCGAAAATCCAATGCTGTAAGCTAATTCCAAATCCGCCAAACTCAACTTTTACAATCTTCTCTTCTGTACCGGCAGGGCCAAAATCAAAAAAAGCCTTGACAATATCACCTTCGAAAATCTTCTTGCCATTCATGTCGAGCAAGCCTGTGAATTGACCAACTGTCTCGGGAATCACTCCAACATATGTTCCAAATGCATCACAGATTCCAACTGTATGAGCGTCACAAAATCTTGATTTTCTATGACCAAGGTCGCCTTCAACCCATTGTTCTTTGTGTGAACATTTCCCCCTAAACAGTATTTCTCTCATTTCATCCCCCTTTTTGCGTTGCTTGCAATCATCATAGCGAAGTTTGCAACATCCGCTGCTTCCATGATTATATCTTGCTGTGAGCCGTGAAGAATTGCATCAACAAGCTCGTCCACTTCACCCTGCATTAGCTTTGCCAGCGTGAGCAGAGATTCCTTGTCCCAGTATGGTTTGCTCTTGTTTGCTTCCAACTTGTCAAGCATAGCTCTTAGCAATACCGCTATGTCGTCATTAATTTGATCGTCAGTCCTTTTCATGAATCCTCCTAAGTAATTCTTGTGCTTCAATCGGGTGCGTCTTTGGGTCGGTGAGTACGGCATCGTTGCATCTCAGTGAGCAGACGGTCGCTAGGTTCAGCGTGTGATGTATCACTTCCTTGCCGTACATCTTTAGGTAGCCCTTAGTAGCCGGAATCCTGTGTGCCAATTGTAGGTTGCCGAGGTGCAACGGCTTCCCGCACACCTCGCACTTGCAACCACGCTCGACCATGAGGCGAATACGGTTCTCTTGATAGTCGAAGCGTTCACGCTCGGTCATTTCTCCTCCCATCCATCCGGCAGGGTCATCGAGTCCTTCCAGTCGCCATCGAATTTGATATGGAAGCAAGGCACTCTGTACCTTGAGCTTCCATGCACGGTAATCCATCTAAAATCTGTTTTCCCAAATGGTATTGCTCCGAAAGCATGCCATTTGTGGTCTGCATCCATGGCAATTATTCGGTCTAGAAAATTTGCAATTTCTTGAGGAGTTTTCTTCCCTCCACTCATCAGCCGGTCGTAGGCTTCTGCCTTGGTTTCGAGCCATGCGATGTAATCGTTTGTAGGTGTAGGCATGTATAACTTGATAGAACCGCTATACAACTCATCCCTAGCACTCTTTCCCGTCTCCGCCTCATACCTGTGCATCATTTTTGTTTTTCCCATCTTATGCCCCCATCCTCTTGCCTTCGCGGACCATATTTCCCGCCTCTTCCTTCTGCCACTCGCTTAGTCCAATTCGCGTCATCATCTCATCTCCCTCCTATGGTCAATGTCCTGGATTTCATGCGATAGGCCGTTCATGCTCAGCTTCGATCTGGAGGACTCGGTAAGATGCTGCTTGAAGTCATTCTCGGTGGGGTTTCCGAGGATTATGGTCCTCTTGCTCCGGTGCCTTGCATCGATGATCTCCTGCAATGCCAGCAGGTTGTACTCGCTGTCCTTTGCCCATCCGACCTCATCGATCACAAGCACATCCAGCTTGCTCATGCGGTCGATGATATCCTGCTCTGTTGGCCCGTCCTTGCGTGAGAACGTGGTCTTGAGCGATCGCAGGAGCTTAGTCTCTGTGGTGTAATGCAAGGAGAGCTGTCTTTCTTCGGCCAGACTTCTCTCGACGATGTCTGCAAGCGTAGCGATCGCGAGGGTGGTCTTTCCCACCCCGTTTCCTCCCAGGAGCACAAGGCTGTTTATCTTCCCTTCTACGAGCTTCTTGCAGGAAGAGACCAGAATATGGTTGTCCCTCAAGCCCCTTGGCATGTTCTGGAAGGTTATATCCGCAATATCCTCGGGGACCCCTGCCTCAATAAGCCTGTTGGTAACCAATTGGGACCCATACGACTGAGTCAACCAATTCCGTTGATCGTCAATCTCCTTGCAGACCGGGCATGGACTTGCATGCTCGGTGCCGTCCATGAGCTGCCCGATAAAAGCCGTGTAGAACCCGTGGATTTCGCATACCCTGCGCTCGGTCCTTATGCCGTTTTCCTGCTGGTTCTGCTGAATCATATTTGAAAGTGTCTTGAATTGCATAATTACCTCCTAGAGTTGGAAAGTGGTTACTATCGGGCCGTTGGCCGGGGCCGGTGTCCTTGATGAGTTAGGCCTCAGCACACTGTCTGCGACCCTCGGCGCATCAGATTGCCTTGCACCTTGGAAAACTTGTCCATGGCCCTTGTCCTGCTCCTTGGAAAGCCAGTTGTTCACGAACGCCAACATCCCGGCCTTGGTTTTCCGCTTCTTCGGGTTGCTGATGCTCCAAGCCTTCATCGAGAGCAGCTGTTGCCTAACGTTCACTGCAGGGTATGTGCTCTCCCACAGCCCCACCATCTCCTCGGTGATCGGATATTCCTCCTTGGAGTTGGTGATGATTGTGCAGTACACCGGAGAGTCCGGGAGAGGTTCTGCTTTTGGCTTGTCATCCTTTTGCGGCTTGCCGGCTTCGATGCTCTCGCCTTTTCGCGGGAGCTCGGAGCAAACACTCCGTGTAGAATCCAAATCAGAATCAGAATCAGAATCTAAATCAGAATCTAAATCAGAATAGTTCGAAGGGTATGTATATGGTATACCTAAGGTATCTATAGGGTATTTATATCCTATCTTCACCATATACCCTAAAAGGTCAGGTGGTAATGATTTAAGTAGTAATACTATCCCTTCTCGTATCTTTGAACGCTTTTCCCACTGCTGATGCTTCGGCCAAGTGGGTAGGATCATCCATTCTTCATGATAGAAGTACGCTTTGCCATCACGTGCGAACTTCTCCAGCATCGGCTTGAGGGTTCTCTCATCGTATCCGGTGTCAAATGCAATCCTGTCCAGGGTGATCTCATAGACCCCCGCGATGTTGGTCAGCGGGTTGGTCATGAGATACAGATACAGGTATCGGTCAGAGGGATTGATAGACCTTATCCACTTATCATCCCAAAAAGACGTACTCACGTATCTTTGCGTTGCCATATCTACCACCTTTCCCTGAATCGTGGATGCCTGCAATCAGCAGGTGGCCAGCAGGTAACATCCTGCATAAACACTGCATTGAAATCTTTTGCGACTTTCCGTGTCTTTCTTTCGTATATGCTCAGACCGCGCTTCCACCGTCTCCACACCTTCAGCGTGAGCACGTGCCTCGGGATCCTCCCTACGTAAATTTCCCTTGGTAAATGGCCATCCTGCTTGGCCTTGTAAAATGCCTTGCTCATCTGATCTCCTCCAGCCTGTATGAGTATCCGTCTGAAGTGACTCTTCCCTTGTTCGCATACTCCCTAATTGTCGTGGCTGCATGCCCTGTCTGCCTCTGTGCCTCGGTGACCGACAGGCAGGTCATCACCTGCCGCCCATGATATATGACCGTAACCGGCCTCGTCTTGCGTCCCTGTCTCATAATTCCCCCTCTTGCCCTGAACGTTCATTCACAAAACTTCTTTCATAGTCGAACCGCATACCGCACGCAAATACACGGTATCTCGGTATGGGGCGATAATAGTAATAATCCTGTGGCCTTTCGATTTGGTTTTCCGGCCAATCAGATACAGCAATCCGGCACCTGTCGTGGTCCAGATAAAGTCCGGTGGGAATCCAGCCTTCCTTGTCAGGCATGGTTGTCCTCCCTTCCATCGGGGTGTGTCGTTGCCGACTGTGCAAATCCC